CCGCCGCGCCGGTTGTAGCGATTCTGCCAATCGGCCCAAAACGCTTCCCGCTGACCCTGGTCGGCTACGTCTGCGTCGTCTTTCGCCGTGAGCACTAGCTTCGGCGTTGCGTCGTTTTGAAAGTGAGAGCGCATCGTCTCGCCTGCGAACTGATTCGAGTCGAAGTCTCGAGCCTGCGGCCCTACGACGCCCACGCCCTTGAACGGGTCGTCTGGGTCCGGGTCGAACATGTGAACCACTTCGTCAAGCCCGTACCGCGTCTCGCCGCCCTGGCCGTGAAAGACGTAGCCGGATATCGGCATCACGTCGTCCGATAGCGTCTCGACATTCGCGGGAGACATCGGCCAGAACTCACGCGTAGCGCCGGCGCCGTTCGTAACGATAAGCCAGTAAGCCGAGCCCGTCTGAGTAAGCCAGTAGCTCGTTAGCTTAAGCATCTGGTTACGAGAGAGATACGGATTCGGTCGGTCGAGCACGTCTAGGAGCGGGTGATCGGGATCGTCTTCCCACTTACGCACGCCGTCTTCGCCGCGCACTCGATTCTGAACGACGAACTCTAGATCTGAAAGCCGCGCCGCGATTGCTCTAGCCGCTGTCGCTTGAACGCCTGCGAATCCGTCGCGCAGCAACAAGCTAGGCGCCGGCTGCTGTGAAGTGCCCGTGATGCCCTGCCGGAACGAAGCGAACCGATAGATCGGCGCCGTGAGTGCCCGAGACACTCCGAGCGCTGAGAGTGCCGCTCGCCGCGCTGTCGCTACGATTCCCATACTGTTCCTAGTACCCCACTACGACTGGTTCGCGAATCACGCTAACGAGCTCGAGCCCGGCTGCGTCTAGATCTATCTCTATCCGTAGCGCCATACCGGGAAGCACGTCGGCATGATTCGCCTGCATAGTGCCCTGAAAGCCCCACGTCGTAGTCGTTAGTGATGGCGTGCCGTATACGGTAAGCGATATATCCGGCCCGATTCTAGTCATCACGCGCGCACCGATGCCCGCACCACTCGATAGGCCGGTTGTGATCGTGATCGTATCGGCCTCAAGATCTCGAGCCGTCACAACGCCGCCGTCGCGATACGTCTTATTCGATAGCTGGATCACTACCGAGCTGCCCACGTCGATAGATCGAGCTCGGGAGACGCTTAGGATTGTCTGCCCTCCGGCTTCGGCCGCTGAGAGTGTCGTCTCTCGTCCTTCGTCGAATAGCCGAGCCGTACAAGTGCCCGCGCTGATAACTGTATTCGGCTGCGGCTGCGTATTGATCGGCGCGATTAGGCGTATCAGATTGTCGCTGATATATCGAATCAAGTGACCTGGCCTTTCGCCGCTATGGTTGAGGATACCGAACCGCTAGCGCTTGCCACTGTAGTGCTTTCGGCCCGCGCATCTACTAGCCCGGTTACGCTGTTAGTAGCTGATACCTGACCGAACGTGTCAAAAAGTACCGTTAGCGATGGCCTGGCGTTGTAGTTGGGATAGAACGAAGTGAGTGCGCCTTGATACCCAAAGCCGGAAGTCCCGCCAAATACGATGGCGAAAGCTGACGGAATAGCAGTTCCGCTCGCTGAGTTTGACCTATCGGGATTCGAGTCTAGCCACTGCTGAAGGTTGCTAATTAGCCCCGAGACTTCTTGAAACCCCGAAAGGTTTGGTCCGTCGTAGAACGAGAGATCTTGTCCGAAAGGGATTACCGGCTCTGCGAAGTATGACGTAGCCGGGTAAGCGTCTCCTACCCAAGCGCCTGGATTGTCGATCAGCGTTTCCGGGTCACCTGACATCCTGCGCGGCCACGGTAAAGATACTCTGGTCGGGTATGTCGTAGAATTGAATCCGCCGGCCGGCCAGATTGAATCATCGTCGACGAATCCCATAGCCCAAAGATTCCCAGCGTTTGCGCCGGCGCCTACGCCGTTTGAAAATAGCTGTATCCTGACGCCCGTAATCGTCGCGCCGGCCGGGATCTCGAGCTCGAAACGACCTAGAAAGCCAAAGATTGAGCTCCCCTTGATGTCGAACCTGATTCCGATCTCTTCGTTGTTGAGCGTATAAGCGGGATTCCCTACCACCGAGCAACTATCTATGAGATCTCCACCTACAACCTTGGAAGCGATTACTCCCACGAATAAGCCTCTCGCCCTGGTCGACTAGATCCCCAGATTTTAGCCTCGACCCTGCTAGGCGTAACGCCGTCTCTGTCGCTTACTTCAACGACGTTTGCGGCCCTGAGTATCTCGTCCCACATTTGAGCCATTCCGTTTCCCTGTCGCGGGATTGAGTCGGAGTCGTCGTTATCGGGGAAGCGCAGCTCGGCTACTTCTAGCTTTGTTCCGTCAACGAACTCGAGATCGTTCTCGAGTATGTACCGGGAGAATACGCCCCAAGCTTCTGGGATATGTCCCCGCCCGCCTGGCGGAAAGCCCGGCATCGGCATAGCACGCACAACTAGCGCGCCGTCATAGCGACCGATTTTCTCTATGTTGAATAGAGAAGCCATGCCGACAACTACGCCACCAACACGAGCGCAGAGATTCACTTGCGGGAGTCGCGGATCGTCACACGTTTCGTCTATCACGGTGAGCCCGAGCTGCTCGAAGTCGTCGCGCGTGCCGCCCGGATTGTCGGTGATCCACTCGCCCCAACGTCTCGCGATCTCAAGACGAATAGACGGCGCGTCGTTGCAATCTCGGCGCGGCTGCGGCTGCTTCTCATTCCAACCGGCAATCGTCCACTTCCGGAAGCCCTGCCGCGCCGCGTCATCTTCTTCGGGAGTGCAGTCTCGCCGCTCTGTGAACTCGAGCCCCAGCTCTTGCACGGTAAACGGCCGCACGTGAGGCAATTCAGGGCGAGGCATTGTCTAACTCTCGTTTGTAGCCGGATATAGGTCGTCCCACGTAGTACCCCCCTTGACGGCTAGAATAGCATGAGCCCCCGAAAGTGAGTCTACCTGGTCATCGTGGCCCTTGTCGCTGCCGTCGAAGTCTTCGAGCTCGTCGATCCAGTCGCCGTACCACTGGCCTAGAAGCACGCCTACGCGGCCTTGATGCGCCGCGCTAGCGACTGGTCCCGAGCGAACCACCTTCGAGCCGGTAGGCCGGTGAAAGCGAACTGTGAAGCCCTCGAGCTCGCGCCCGAGCGCCCGAGCGGCAATCTTCCCAGCACTCCCGCCCTCCTGCTCTATGTGAATCTCGACCTCTGCACCGTCACCGATTGCGATCTCTCGTATCCACTGCTCGAGCGGCCCCGGCTTCCGCCTGTCTCGCTTCACGTCTGTGACGATGTAGTCGACGGGTGCCTCGAAGAGAGACTCATAACGGGTGCCTACTGAATAGTCCGGGTCGCTTCCGGCCTTCTCTTCGGTCGCTGCGAGATCCCAGTAGCGCACTCGCCGCCGAACCTTGCCGGGTCGCTGCGAGAACTTCTCGAACCACTCGCGATGAAACAGAGCGCCTGGCGGCCGAGCCTCCCAGTCGCCCTCCATAAGCTGCGCCTTCTCGTGCGGGTGCAGCTCGTCAAGCGATGATTCGTAGTCCTCTGCGTCGATATAGGGATTGTCGCGCAGCTTGCTCGGCACGAATGACCGCGAGTGATCAACGAAGCTTCGCGGCGCCTTATCTAGATTCGTTCCTTCGGTTATGAATCGCTGTTTCACCCACGCGTGCCCCGAGCCGCCTGGATTGCTTGTAGCCCTAACTCGGATCGGGATCGGTGAGTCGAGCCGCCGCCGCTGTCGGCTGAACGCTATGTAGCGGTACTGCTCAAGTAGAAACTGCGTGAGCTCGTCAAAGCCTACGAAGTGATACGCGCCGCCCTGATAGTTTTCTCTATCCTTCAAGTGCTGAACGTGTCCAAAGTGCAGCTCGGCGCCGCTTGGGAACTTCCACCGGGTAGCCTTTCCGTCGCTGCTTGCGTAGCCGTGCGCTTGACCTGTGAGCCACTCGTTCGCGAGATCTAGCAAGCCCTCTGCAATCGAGAGTTGCGGGAAAGTGCGGCGCAGAATAACGGCGCGATAGCTTGGGAAGTCGACGAACTGCAAAGCGGCGGCAAGCAAAAAAACAGACTTTCCGCCGCCTGCCGCGCCGCCGAAGAGCATCTCTCGTTTCCAATCCATTGAAAGCGCAACGGCTTGTCGGTCGGTCGGGTCGACCGGCACGTCGATTGAGCTAGGCCAGACAAGATCTCCGAGCGACCAGCTAGCAGAGCTCACTCTTCGCCCTGGTCGTCTAGGCCGAGCTGCTTAGCAATTGCCGCCCGCCGCTCTTCTGTGCCCGGCATCACGGGATTGCCTAGAACGGTCGCGGGTGCGGCCTGGTCGGGCTTCTCTGTCGCCATCAAGATCGTTCGCACTGACCCTAGAATGTCTGAGATCTCTCGGCCGTGAGTCGCTGCAAGCGCTAAGCGCACCGCGATGACTTCGGCGAATGTCGTATCTGGGGGGAGCACTGCAAGCACTCGAGCGTCAATCGTCTCTAGCCATTCATCCGGGATCTGCTGCTCGAGCACTGCGTCGACTGCTCGCCGTAAGCGCTTCGCCTGTCGTCGCGACTTTGAGCCGCCCGTAGGGTTTCCGCTCTGCCCTGGTTGCCACCGGCTAGGGATCGAATTAGGTACGGGATTCGGCTTAGAGTCGCCTGCTCTCACGGCTGCGATGCCCCGCCGGTACGATCCAGCGTCACTACAAGCGGATAAGGTGCCGGCTGTTTACGCTCGTCTGCCACGATAAGCCGCATCGTTCCACGTGACACGCTTAGAGCCCACCTAGAACGA